CCCCCTTTGGGGGGGCTCTTGAGCAACTGCGTCATCCGTGGTTGCACCCTAATCTAGTTTGGAGGAGTAAATATTGTGGCTAGGAGTCAAACAGTCTGGCGTTGTTTATGTCGTCAGTGGACAAAGGGTCCTTGCTTCATTTATGACAAGAAATTGCATAAATGGGTTCGGAACCCTTTGAAGACGTTTAAAGACGTCTTTGTGCTACTGAATAGGCCGTGTCCTTCCTTTCCTGGGAAAGACCCGTGTCCTAGGCAGAAACCTAAAGTAAAACGTAGGTCTCGCCGACGTCAACGCCCGGTGTTTGCTCAGTTCCACTCTCGATATCGTGAGAAACTCGACCCAAATAGTAATAAGCCAGTCCAGGTTGGTACTTATTGGCATTGGCGTTATGGAACGGATAATATCCAATCCATAGCCCGTCCATGGTACGACTGGACAGCTTTTACGGGTCAAAGAATGTGGGATCAGACACACCCCCCTAGAGAACTCGCTACAAAATATATGTGGCGGTTTTCGACGACGGGTGTGCATCCTACAGTTCCTGAGTTATCTGACTTCGGAGGACCAATGCGGTCCTACGAAATGAGAGCGGATTGGCACACCGTAAGAGGTGTTGGATTCGATGAAACCGAGGATCACTTAGTGACCTATAACGGTGGATTCGTTCCTACACATTTCGGTAATCATCCAGATCCGCCCCCGTTTGAACTGGGGTGGAATACTGGATATACCGATAACTCTTACAATGATGCGTCACAATATGGTGCGGATGGTTGGGATAGATCCAAACCATCTTTAACAGGAGTGGACCTTGCCGCGGCTCTTTATGAGCTTAAGGACTTGCCCGGACAGTTGAAAACAACTGCTAAGGGCTTTTCCGATTTGTGGTCCTCCATTGGAGGACGCGGCGGCAGAGGGAAGCATATCAAGGACCTTATGGGCCCTGATAATATAGCTGACCACTTCCTTAACCATGCCTTTGGCTGGGTACCTTTCCTAAAAGATTTATCCGACACCTTTAATGCTACCAAGAACTTCAATGAAGCTTTTGAGCAGCATAAGCGTGATAACGGAAAATGGATTAGGAGAAGGCGCACCGTAGTAAAATCAGACACCTTTGTTCAAGAAGTCACGCATAGTGGGCATTATGCCTACGTGCGTCCTGACATCTTTCCCATTGGTTCTTGGGGTACTTGTCCTGAAGACGGTCAATCCGTTAGAGGGTATTCTGTGTTTCATCATGAAACGCAGTTACACTCTTGGTTTTCCGGAACCTTCAAGTACTGGATCCCAGAACTGGGTAATGGCGAGTTTGGAAACTTCTCGTCAGTAATGAACCGAGCCCGTTATTACGGGATTCGGATCAACCCAGGTTTGATTTATAAACTTACTCCGTGGTCTTGGCTTGGAGATTGGTTTTTCAAGGTTGGACAAGTTCGCTCTGCGATCTTGGACAGCCCTGATGACAATCTCGTCGCCAGGTACGCTTACGTGATGTCTCGTTTATACAAAATAACGACGGCCTATGCTCACATCTTTAAAACAGATGGTGGAACATGGAACGCAGGACCTTGGGTCATGTATATGGACTCAAAGCACCGGACACGCGCAAGCCCATTCGGATTTGGCCTGTCGAGCAACGACTTGTCTGCTCGACAACTCGCGATCCTTGCATCCCTTGGTATAACCAGGGTGTAAGTGATCGTCCTTGTGGAACGTGCGAATAGACAACTGGGGAGTTGTTCTATCGTTCCATAAGGATAAATTCCCCAAAGACGAAGGTCTAAGGAGGTCTATCCATATGTTACCCGATCCACAGGTAGTCACAATCAATGCAATAGCCATTAGCATGCCACTTGTGTCTTCACAAGCGACATCGAGTCTTTACCAGTCTGCTGACGGCTTATCCCGTTTAAGGATTAGCTGGACAGCAAACAAGGGATCTACACGGTATCTCGTTCGCTACGAAGAGGACGCCATTGCGGCTGATCCTATTACGGCAGTGAACAAGAAAGTTACCGCGTCGATCTACATCGTCTTTGAGCAGCCATCCTTCGGCATCTCTGATGCCCGGATGATACTGATCACAGCGGGTTTGAAGACTCTGCTTAACACAGGTTCTGGTCTCTTCGTTGAGCGAATACTCTCTAATGAGCATTAACTAGCGGAGTGACCTCTCTGTAATCTAGTTTACTAGAATATGCAGAGCTGTGGTAGATTGTGACCCTGTTACCACCCGTTTATCGGGTGGCAGGAATAGCACATGGTTGGATGTCTCACCCCCAGAGATGGAGGAGGACATGCCCAAAAAGTTGCGCTGTAAAGCGAACTTGGGCCGCCATGTACCTTTCGAGGTGCAAGGCCTACTAGATCTAGTGCTACACATCTACCAAGATGCGTGCACAGAGTGCGCAGTTAACCCAGATCCTCGTGACATTGAGACAATATGTCAGAGGACCGAAGATGAAGGATTATCGTTTTTGACGATAACCCTACCCACCTTCAGCCGAGACTTTGAAAGGTCTTTGGCTGATCGGAGGATAGATTCAAAGAGTTTCCTAGCTTTTAGGAAATTCCGAGCAATCCCTGCATTTTTGCAAGGTATGCTCAATCTAATCTTCGATGGACGAACAGGAGAAATGTATGATTCCCCCAGAATACCTCCTGACAGCGTTTATAGCGTTGTTGCAGCTGTACGGCAAGTATGCCGGTGCTTCAACAAACTACAAGCGCGGTGTTCTCCCGAAAGGGAGCAGGCGGCACTCCGGGGCTTCTCAGAAATTGAGCAGTCCCTCGCAGAGTTTAAGATCCAGGAAGACGATATACGCGATTTTAATCGCGTCTGTCGCCTCATTTGGGATCCTCTCTTTAGTGGTTTTAACCCTAACGAGTTGATTCCCAAGCATGGACCTGGAGTAACTTCCGAAGGTATTAGAGGTAACTCGAAATACCTTTGGAAGCTATGGCACGATAGACTCGAAGAATACTTCCCTTTTCTTGGTTTTTCGCTCCCTTTGGGAGCTGCCAATGAAGAGGACTTCGAAAAAGTGTCTTTCGTCCCTCCCGAAGCGGAAAATCCTTCGCGGATTATTTCCGTTCCGAAAACTCTAAAAGGACCTAGGATCATCGCTGCTGAACCGCTCCCTGCGCAATATGCGCAGGGTTCACTCCAAACGTATCTTTATGATGCGATTGAGAGATATTGGCTTACAAGGCGACGGATTAATTTCCGTGATCAGTCTATAAACCAAAGGTTAGCGTTGATCGGCTCTAGGACAGGAAAGTGGTCAACACTTGACCTGTCCGACGCTAGCGATCGTGTTTATAACACGCTTGCTATGTCTATGTTTGATGGTTGTCCCTTTCTTAGGGATTCCATACAAGCATGTAGAACCACGCGAGCAAAATTGCCAAATGGGTCTTTAGTTGGACCCCTGGTGAAGTTCGCGTCTATGGGATCTGCTCTGTGTTTTCCAGTAGAGGCAATGTACTTCTTTACTATATGTACTGTTGCCATGCTGAGAAAACGCAACCTCCCGTTCGATATCAAATCCGTCCATAGGGTCGGAAGAGATATTTTTGTCTATGGTGACGACTTAGTCGTTCCCACAGATGAAGCTGCTGCAGTGTGCGATTCCTTGCTAAAGTACAACAGCAAGGTAAATCTCGCAAAGTCTTTCTGGACAGGAATGTTCAGAGAGAGCTGCGGATTGGACGCATATGGAGGGCGAATGGTTACACCAACCTACGTCCGACATTTTCTTCCAGCACACAGGCGACACCATACTGAGATTATCTCAATACTGGCGGCTGCTAACGCCTTCTATCTTAGAGGGTATTGGAATACCGCTCGTAGCCTCTTTGAGAGGATCGAGAAATTACTAGGTAGTCTTCCTGTAGTTTCTCGTGATAGTCCAGCATTAGGCCGTATCTCACTTCTACCAGGAGTTTCCGTCTCACGATGGAATCCTGATCTCATGCGCTTTGAAGTAAAGGCATGGGTAGTAGAACCTATCTATCGCACTGATAGATTGGATGGATATGGCGCTCTCGCAAAGTCGCTTCTGTCTCTTGAGCGTCTGAATAGTTCGGACGTGTCAACGACGAAGCCTATGTGGAAGATGGACCTGGAAGAACGCCTACAAGAGGCGATCTCTAGGGATCCACTTCACTTAGAGCGTGTCGCGCGACACGGCGTCGCTACACTCAAACGCCGTGCGGTTCGAGCCACCTAAGGCGCATTAGGGTTAAGACCCCTAGCGGAGAC